CAAGATACTTTCCAACCGAAAATTGGTTTCAAGACGAGATATGGCCTAGTTGCTAATCCGTTCGCTGAAACTGGTGCTCAATCAGGTGCTGCTACAGCAGTAAATGACGCTGGAAGTGCAAACTCTAACAGATATTACCAAAGGGTTCAAGTTGCGAACTTGATGTAATATATTGGTTGTTCATTTAGAACAAACAGATTTAAAGGGTGTCTTTTTAGGCACCCTTTTTTTTGGCCTGGAGCCCATATAAATAGTATTATGACAACTACAAAAGCACTAGACAGACAACCTACTAAATTTGATTATGCAAGTCCAACGCAGTTTAAGTTTAATATTACAAAACTTCCAAAAGTAGAATTCTTTTGTACTGCTGTAAATTTGCCTGGAATTACTTTAGGTGTTTTGGAACAACTAACACCATTAAAAGATATACCTGTACCTGGAGATAAGTTAATTTATAGTCCACTTACAATGGATTTTTTAGTTGATGAAAATTTAGAAAACTATAGAGAAATACACGGTTGGTTAGTTGGTTTAGGTTTTCCTAGTGATAGAAAAGAATTTAGAGACCTATTACGTGGTGGCACAGACAGATTTCCAACATCTACTGGTGCGAATCAAGAAACAGACGCAGGTAGAGTTAGATACAAAGCAACTGATACTGGTGGTGTCTATTCAGACGCAACACTTAACATTTTAACAAGCAAAAACACTTCAAATATTGAAGTTAGATTTTCAGACGTATTTCCAACAGGATTGTCTGGTTTACAATATGACACAGGAGCTACAGACGTTCAATATTTAACAGCAACTGTAACAATGCAATACAAAATATATGAATTTGCAACAGGAAGTGGACAAACTACTGTTATAACCTCGTAATTAGACTTTACTTTTTCATTATAGTATGATATATTATTAATATGAATCTAGAAGAAATCCAAGAATTAGTTGACAAAGACTTAAAAATTAACGATAGTGAACTTGATTTAGAATCAATCAAAACACCTCAAATACATAACAAATATATGAAACTTTTAACAAAGTTTAAATTAATGTTGAGCCGAAATGAAAGTGAATTTCATATAATTAAAAAACAGAAATGGGAATACTATACAGGTAAAGCAGACCCTAGTGTTTACGCTGAAAACCCTTTTAACTTAAAAATATTAAGACAAGATGTTGACAAGTATATTGATTCAGACGAAGATATTATTAAACTCAAACAAAAATCGGACTATCTTAATACTGTAGTTGACTTTTTAGATAGAACGGTTAGACAAATATCCAATAGAACATTTACAATAAAGAACGCTATTGATTGGAAGAAATTTATATCAGGAGCTATTTAATGGCAGTATTTAAATTAGAAAGAAAAATTAAAGCTAATAGAATTCCACACGGAAAAGATATATTAAATAAAGATACTCCAGAAGCAGTGTTTGATGTCGGAGCCTTGTTTATTCACGACCAACATATTTTTAAAATTATGGATACTTTCAAGAAAAAACACGATTGTCAATTACCAATTAAATCTGTATTTGGTTGTTATGGTGTTAGATGGACTGGTGGAAGAACTACTATGACACAGTTGGCTCAGACTTGGGCTCATAACGGTTGGACACCAGAGAATATAATTTGGGAGTATAACCGTAGAGGTGTAGGTTGTACTTTTACTTTTTCAAATCATCTACTTAAAGAAGAACATCTTGACGACCCTAGCTCAAATTATTTACTAGATTTATTAGGAAGACAAATATATAAAGACAATGCTGTTACTGTTGCTAGTGATATGCTTTCGGATTATATAAGAAAGAAATATCCTAATTTAAAACAAAAAGCTTCTATTGTTAAACATACAACTGAAATGCCAAAGAGAAGAACTTTTGAATATTACGATAGTTTATTTGACAGATATGATTTGGTTTATCTCCATCCTGACGATAATCTTAATCTTAACTTGTTGAAAAAAATAGCTGACTCAGGAAAGGCTGATAAGTATATTAATCTTATAAATGAAAGATGTACTTGGAATTGTCAAATAAGAAATACCCATTATGATGAAATTGCACAAGCACAACTTCAAGGTTGGCACGGAATGTTTAATTTTAGCAACATAGATTTGGTTCATCATCCTAGCCATCCTAAAACTGTATGCCCTAGAGTATTAAAACCAGAATTAAGGAACACTGTTCTTTCAAGAGGTGAATTTAAAAGAGTTTATGATTATGGTTTTAGAAATTTTAAATTGCAAGGAAGAGATACACCTGTTGCTGCTTTGATGTATAATTTTTCTACTTATATGCTTGAACAAGATTTTATTGCTGAAAGATTGTTTGCATATTAACAATGAAATTTTATAATGAATCCTATAAGATATTTAATCATAGATAAAAAAGATGATGTTTACTTAAAGATAGAAGCAGACGAATCTATCAGACGAGAACTTGGAGAACATTTTACTTTTCAAGTACCTGGTTTTAGATTTATGCCTCAATTTCGTAAGAGAGTATGGGACGGCAAGATAAGATTATTTTCATATGCAACTGGACAGATATACGTTGGTCTTTATCCTTATATTTTAAATTGGTGCAAAGAAAACAATATAGAAGTTGTTGATGGCACCAAGATAGAAGATACTAAAGTAAATACTTTATGTCTTCCTGAATTCATTGAAGCATTAAAGATACCATTAGAGGTAAGAGATTATCAAAAAGAAGCATTTATCCACGCTATAAAGAAAAAACGTTGTTTATTATTATCACCAACTGCTAGTGGTAAGTCACTTATTGTTTATCTATTAGTAAGATTTAATTTATTAAGATTAAAAGATAAGAAGATATTAATTATAGTACCTACCACATCATTGGTAGAACAACTATATAAAGATTTTAAAGATTATGGTTGGGATAATGAAAAGAATATCCATAGAATATATGAAGGTCATAGTAAAGATACTGATAAAAAAGTAATAGTATCTACTTGGCAATCAATATATAATCTTCCAAAGACGTGGTTTAAACAATTTGGTATGATAGTTGGTGACGAAGCACATTTATTTAAGGCAATTTCACTTACCAAGATATGTACAAAGTTGGTACAATGCCCATATAAGGTTGGTTGTACAGGAACTTTAGACGATAGTAAGACACATAAGCTTGTTTTAGAAGGACTTTTTGGTGCTGTTAATAAAGTTGTATCTACTACAGAACTCCAAGACAAAGAACAACTAGCCAAACTCAAAATTTTCTGTTTGGTTTTACAATATAGCAAACAACAAAGAGAGTTTTTAAAAAATAAATCTTATCAGGAAGAGATAAATTTTTTAGTTTCAAATGAAAAAAGGAATAAATACATTAAGAACTTGGCCACTAATTTACACGGCAATACTTTATGCTTGTTTCAGTATGTAGAAAAGCACGGTAAACTATTATATCAGTTAATAAAAGAAAAGGCAGGTGACCGACCTATTTTCTATGTACACGGAGGAACAGAAGCTAATGAACGAGAACAAGTCCGAGCCATCACAGAAAAGTCTGATGGAGCGATTATTGTCGCTAGTTATGGGACGTTTAGTACTGGGATCAATATTCGTAATTTACACAATATTGTTTTTAGTAGCCCTAGTAAATCTCGCATAAGAAATCTACAAAGTATCGGTAGAGGATTACGATTAAAAGATAACAAATCACACGCAACATTATACGATATTGCTGACGACCTTTCCTATGGCGAAAAGGAAAATTACACTTTACAACACTTTAGAGAGCGTATAAATATATACAATGATGAAGACTTTGATTATGAAATACATAACATAGAGTTAGGAAATGGTAAACGTACAAGCTAATATAAAAATTATCAAACTTACAAATGGTGATGATATAGTTACTCATATGCCATCAGGTGATAAACAATTGCCTGATAAATCGCCATTAATGAGATTAGATAAACCTCTACAAATTAAATACATCCCACAAATGACACCTATGGGAGTGAGAGATTATATAGCTTTAATAAAATGGACAAACTATACGCCAGACAAAATCATTACTATCCCAAAAGATAAGATATTAACTATAACAACGGCTGGTGGGGATATGTCAAAAAGCTATTTAAATCTTGCAAAAGAATATGACCAGATAGATTCACCTAAAAAGTCCAAGACAAAAATCTATCATCAAGAACAAATAAATGAAGAAGATAATGAAATGTTGAACGAAATCTTTAGAGATTTTAAGCATCCAAAGAGAACTCTCCACTAGCACTCTGGAGCTTTCTCATAGGACTACATAGTCCATTATACACAAAAAATGTGAAAAGTCAATGTTGGTTGTACCATTGACAATTTAAAAAAAATGTAGTATTATATACATATTATGAATACGAAAAAAAAACCAGAACATTATGTAAATAATAAGGAATTTTTACAGGCAATGATATTGTATAAAAGGTCTGTAAATAAGGCGAAGAGAACAAAAATAATCAAGCC